CTCGTTTAAAAATCCTGTAGCGGTTGGGCTGGATGCTAGTAGGTTTGATCAACATGTTTCCCGTTCTGCACTAGAATGGGAACATTCCATTTATTTGGAATGTTTTGACAAATGTTACAGGCGAAAATTAGCTCGATTACTTGCTATGCAGTTGAGAAATAAATGTTCAGGATACTGCCAAGACGGAAAGATAGAGTATGTTACGGATGGCGTGAGAATGAGTGGGGATATGAACACGAGCTTGGGTGCGTGTGTGCTAATGAGTAGTATGGTATATGCATATGCTAAGTTTCGTGGTGTGAAAGTTCAGTTAGCAAATAATGGTGATGATTGTGTTGTATTCATGGAAGAGCGAGACCTCGCTAGGTTCATGGATGGGTTTGATGGTTGGTTTAGAGCTTGTGGTTTCTCTATTGTAGTAGAGGAACCGTCTTACCAGCTGGAACATATTCAGTTTTGTCAGGCGAAACCGGTTTGGGTTGGACCGAGAGATTGTGATTATCTTATGGTCCGCGATCCAAAATTGGCATTGTCTAAAGACTGTGTGTGTTTACACAATTATAACACAGAGAAAATGTTTGCTGGATGGTTGGATGCAGTCGGTAAAGGTGGCCTCGCTTTGGCTGGTGGTGTGCCTATATGGCAGAATTTTTACCGCCTATTCGTCAAGTTTGGTAAGCCTTGGGCCGGTGTTCAACGCCCTTTTTCATGGGGGGTTCACAGTCTCATGGGAGATCTCAAGAGAGGATTTTCCGAGATTCATCCTTTAACTCGAGCGTCATTTTACTGGGCGTATGGTGTAACGCCTTATGAACTGGTGGTAACGGAAGCTTATTATGATAATTTTGTAATTAATTATCAGAATGGTGATGAATTACTGCCTTGCCATTCGGTCCCTTCATGAGTCCTTGCGACCTGGGCAAGTCGTTAAACTGCTCCCATCGCTGGTGCGGCCTGACAAGCTATGTCATATTGGGTCCGCAAGTTTGAATTACCCAAAACGTTCCGACACGTAAAACACAACGTGGGTCGGGTAAATATTTACGTGCTAAACAAAATGCCGAGAGACTACACGGCGTGGCCCCTTATCAGGGTACTTGCGGATGAATAGTCCCTGTGGAACCCAGGGATCCAATAATGGTGTCCCGTAATAAGAAGAAGAAGGTTGTTGTGGCTGTTGTCAAGAAAAAGAGAGTCCGAAGGAGACGGAAGGGTAGAATGGGTGATGGTGGTGTGACTACGTTAGGACGGGCACTCCTAGCTGCTGGTAATATGGCCAGTGGTGCGTTTGGTTTTCCTACAATTTTTGGTATGGGCGATTACCGGGTCAATAAGAATGCTTTGTTGGATGTCGATACTCAAGTCCCTTTTATGCACTCAATGAGTTCTAATGTCGTTATTCGACATCGTGAGTTTATTGCTGATGTTATAGGTACTTCTAATTTCAATTCTCTTGCTATTCCTGTTAATCCTGGTGTCGTCACTTGCTTCCCATGGTTGTCTACTGTAGCTGGACGGTTTCAAGAATATGATATGGAGGGTTTGATCTTTGAATTTAAGACGACCTCAGCTACATCATTAGTTAGTGGAACCAATACTGCTATGGGGTCTGTGATGTTATCGATGCTTTATAGGTCCGATGCTCCTATACCTGGTAACAAAGTCCAGATGTTGGATAATATGTGGGCGGCTGATTGTGTTC